GGGAACGATGCTTCGCCCATGGATTATCCCCTAGAGGGTAAGGAGCGCGCTGTTGCGCGGCTCAGAAAAGTCGAAGACGGGAGCGCCGAACGCCTTGGCGATCGCCAGGGCTGTCAGCTGCGGCGCTACCGGCCCTGCGCCCTCCAGCCCGGCGATGCGTTCGCTCAGCCTGGTCAGCACCTCATCGATCGCATCGGCATCAGCCTTGGCGTCGACTTCCTTCCCCAAGGCCTCGACGGATTCCTTGGTGGCCTTGTCGTCCAGCTGCGCAGCGACGGCCGCCGTGGCTGCCTTGGCTGCCGCCTCGCCGATTTCCTGCACGGCGGCGGCCACCGCCTCGGCCACGGCGGCACGGACATGCTCCGCGGTGATCTGCCCGATCTCAGCGAGCGCCGCGCTAGCGCCGGCGGCAGCAGCCACAGCCTCGATGTTGCTCCACGGGATAGTCCGTGTGCCGGTCAGTGACAGCTGTCCCGCTGAGCCGACATCGAAGACCAGCACCACCGTCTTGCGCACCGGTCGCTCGATCGAGAACCATGTGACATGCGAGCCGGGGATCCGCCCCGGCACCGTCATGCGCCAGTCACCCGGCGCCGCTTCGATCGGCACCAGCGGCTGCGCCACACTCAGGTCGCCGACCGTGCCGGGCAGCCAGTAGAGCGCGCTCTGCCCCGTGGCGCCGGCGAGCGGCTTGCGGGTCTGGCTGTCCAGCACGGTGACCGAGATGATGGCGTCCGAGCCGAGAGAGATGCGGCGGCGGCCCGCGACCGGGCCAACGCCCACGCGCGCTTCTAGGATCACGTCTGCAGGCAAGCTGCCTGACATGGCGGGTACTCCAGATCGTCCGAGGTTCTCAGGAGGCGGGCGTCAGCCCGCCGGGTCGAAGGCCGGCAGCTCGGGCCAGCCCTGCGTCGGGTCGGCCACCTGGCCGGCCGCGACCGCGTCCAGCAACGCCGAGCGAGCGGCGAACAAGGCGAAGTAGTGCCGCCCCGCCGCGACCGCGAGGCGCAGCACGGCGGGGGTGTCCAGCGCCAACGTGCTGTTGTCAGCCAGGCGCCAGCCGAAGCCCTCCGGCAGGCCGCCGAGCTGCGCCATGGCGGCCGAGCTGCTCAGCGCCTCGCGGCTTGCGGGATCCAGTTGCACCGCGCGGCCGTCGACCAGCGGCAGCCCGAGATCCAGCCGCGCCTGCCACGCCGCCATCACTGCGAGGCGTGGGTCGACAGGATAGGGCGCAATCTCGATGCCGATCAGCAGCGGGTCATCCGGCTTCAAGGCCTGCAGGCTGCCGCCGTTACCGGGGTCATAGGCGACGTCGGTGCCGGCGCTGTTGGCATAGCGGGCGCTGGGCGACGCAGGACTATCCATGAGCGGCTCCATCAGATCGGCGAAAGAAGGACGTTTGCGTTGTAGTTGAAGATGTTGAACGGCCCCTGCGCCGCGTCCTTGCGCGCCTTGAAGATCAGCGAGCAGCCAACAAAGCCGGCGGCGCTGTCATCCACGAAGCTGAAAGGTCCACCCAACTGCCAGAAGCGCGGCACGTTGTTGCCGGCCGAGACGGTGTTGCCGCGCGATCGCTGCAGCTCGGCGCCGGTCGCCGAGGCCCGCAAGATTACGTCGATCGTCGCGGTTGCCACCAAGGCCGACTGGTTCTCGCCTCGGGCGCTCATGGTCCCGAGGATGCGGTGCGTGCCGTCCGGAACGGGAATGCCGAAGAAGTCGGTATCCGAGGTGCCGAGATCGTAGGCGCCAGCCCAGGCGTTATCCGCCACGGTGCTGAATATGGGCAGGACCGCCGGCGGGATCTTGCCGTTGCTGCCGATGAAGACCGCGCGCTCGGCCGGCAGGTCGTTGTAGACGGTCACCGCGCCGACGAAGTTGAGCCGCGCCGTGTTGCCCTGGCTGTTGTCCAGCACCGTGGTACGGCTCAGCTTGGCGGGCGGCCCGGCGGTATAGGTGCCGAGACCGATCTCCCACTGCGTGCCATCGTGCAAGCCGTAGAACGGCACCGCACCAGACGAGAACTTGCTGCCGAAGGAACGGCGCCCCGCAGATGGCCCTAGCAGCGTCACATCGATGGCGCTGCCGGGATTGTTCGCGGCCTCCTGGATCAGGTTGCCCAGCATCTACAGGCGCTCCGCTATCTTGCCGCTCCAGCCGCGTAGTTCGCCGGCGGGCGTTGTGTTGGTCCGGTCGGACTGGCTGGTCAGGCGGCCGAGCACCGCCTCGCGGTTGATCTCGGCGCTGTCCGGATCCGGCACGAACAGCACGTTGCCGCCGCGCTGCGCGACGCGGAGCATCTCACCGAGTTGCGACCAGACTTCGCCGGCCAGGATCGATTGGTGACTGACCTGCCAGTGCCGCCGCGCGAAGCGCATGGATGGCCATTCCTGACCACCGCGCGTCACCACCTCGTCCACCTCGGCTGTTGCACCAGGAGCGCTGCTCGACGTGATGTTGCGCGCCGATGTCCAGGCCTGGCCGGCATAGGCCAGCGGCACGTTCAAGAAGCCGTCCGGATTCGACGGGTCGCTGATGTCCAGCTGGCACAGCGTGCCGACCGGTGTCGCCGGCGGCACCAGCACGGTCTGTAGGTAGCCGGGCTGCACGTTCGCGGCGATCAGGCCGGTGTCCAGCTCCGGCACTTGGCCGAAGGTCGCCGCCCCCAGCTCGTACTGCAGGGCGCCGGTATCGGCCGCCAGGTAGATGTTGCAGCCGCCAGAGACGGGGGGCGTGAAGCGCAAACTGAGTTGCTGCCAGTCCGTGGTCGGCAGCAGCGCCGTCATCGGCAGCCGGCTGCGAACCAAAGCCCCGGCCGTGTCGCGGTACTCGGCGATGATCGCGCTTCCGGCGGTGCTGCTGCCGGCGCTGGTGCGGCGGATCGCCGCGGTGATCGCATAGCTGTACCCGCCGACCACCGTAGGCGTGCCGGGTCGCACGAAGCTGGTTCCAGCCGCATTGGTGTAGGCCGTGCCGCCCGAGACGCTGCCGGTCCTGGTCGTTGCGGCCCCCTGGCCCGCTCCCGCTCCCGCAGCGGTATCGGTCGACGGGGTCGATCGCGCCGCCAGCATGGCGGGGCCACCGATCCGCCAGCGCACCTGCGCCGCCGCCGTCAGATTGGTGCGGCATAGCGCCAGCGCACCCCATGACTGCGCCGCCGGCAGCGAGGCCCGCATCCAGGCGCCGGCCTCCGGTGTCAGCACGCCGGCGTTGGTCTGCCAGGCCGTCGCCGGGCTGCCCTGGTCGTTCTGCAGCTGGCCGACGTTCAGGTCAGCCACCTGATTGCCGGCGGTCAACAGGGCTTCCAGCAGCCAGTTGCGCCAGCCGAAGGTCGCGTATCGCATCAGATCAGCACCTGAAATGTGATGGTGGCATCGCCGCTGCTGACCTGCTCGCCGACGATCTGCCCGAGGCGGCCGCCGTCGAGGTTGTCCAGCGGATAGGTGATGCGGATGAAGTTGCCGATCTCGCGGCGCGCGCCGATCTCCAGCGGCAGCACGACATCGTATAGGCGGGGGGCGGCGCCCCACTGCTCGCCCAGCACCTCCGCCAGCCCGGTGGCATGGCCGCCGTTCAGTAACCGCGTCGGCACCGGCTCCGGATCATTCGGCTTGCGGTACGCCTGCCCGAGCGCCGGGCTGAACCAGGGCGCCAGGCGGTACTCCTCGGCCAGCTGCGTCTTGCGGTCGTCGCTCAGCGTGGGGTCCACGTCGCTGCCACTCATCACCGTGTTTGTCCTGCCCCAGCCGACTCGCCATCGATAGGGCGGCGGCGACAGCCCGGCTTGTGCCAAGCGGTCGTTCGGTCGCACCGTCACCACCTGTCCGATCCCGTAGCTGGCGACCGGCTGGGCGCCGGCCGGGATTGCGCGCAACCCGAACACCCCCAGCCGCCCGTCGCGCAGCGGGATCATCCGCCCGCCTAGCGAGGCAATGAACAGCGCCACGGCATCGATGGCGCTGACGTCGCTGCTGCCGTCCCAGTAGTCACCTGCTGTCCACGGCACTGCCGCATCAAGCGACGCAAAGCTGTCTTCGGCGACCAGCGCGGCCGGCAGCTGCAGATCTTCTCGCAGCATCAGCCGCGCGATCGCTGCCGCCGTGCTGGCCTGGGTGCCGGACGGGAAGTGGCCGACGACGTCGGCGGTGATCTTCAGGTTGGTCGGGCTGCCCAGGCGGATGTAGAGGCCGGTGCTGTGGCTCGACCACTTCCAGGTGCCTGGCGCCACCGTCGTTGTGAAGACATCGGGAACCTCACCAGCGGCGGCGATCTGCGACTGGTCGCCACTCTCGGCCAGCCGTACCACGATCCCCGGTCCGTCACTGATCTGCAGGATGCCCCGTGGTCGATCGATCCAGACCGGCGCAACGTCGCGGATAGGCAGGGCGACGCTGCCGCCGCGCGCCTTGGGCTTGCGACGGCCGGCCATGTCTGAGGTGCCCTCGCGACCGCCGGTTCCGGCATAGAGGCTCTGCTGCAACGGCCGCTCGGCCAGCGCCATGGCGTCGCGCAGCGGCATGTTCAACGCCGACTCGTCGAGGAACCAGGGCGAGGCGACGCCCGCGAAGACCGTCACCAGCGAGGCCAGCGGCGGATCCAGCTCGATGCCCCGCACCGGATCCCAGATCCGCCGGCCGGCCAGCACACGCACCGGTCGGCCGTCGGAGTTGCGGGTGGCCGCGAAGGCATCGTAACGGCGGCCGAGGTTGCTGAGCGTCAGCGTCCCCCACGCAACGGCCGCCGCCGTCGAAGACGGATGCAGCGGCAGCCGACGGTCGATGGCGAAGGCACGTTGCAGGGTCGGGGGGAAGACTGTGACCCCCCCGGCATCGGTGCTGCGGCTGCGGTAGCCGACGTCGGACGCCCGCAGCATGTCGGTGCTCTCCACCACGCCCGCAGGCGGCAGCGGAGCCATCCGCGGCCGGGCCATCCAGCCGTAGCTGGCGGTCCCGGCCGTACCGGGGCGGTAAACCTCCGCCTCGGCGACATAGATCAGCGATCCGCTCATGCCGCCTTCGCCCGGTCGGGGGCGCTCCCCTGCTGCTGCTGCTCAACCCGCAGCGCCTTCACCTCACTGCGCAGCGCCTGCAGTTCCGCGACCAGCGTGGTCGTCTGGCTGTCAATCGCCTGGATCTGCCGCGCGCTGTCTGTCAGCCGGTCGGGACCCAGCCCCGCTACGCTGTCCAGCAGGTTCAGCACACGCGCCATATCCGCGGCGTACTGCTGGCCGCTGCCATTCACCACGCGAGAGGTGTTCAGGAAGTCCTGCGCATAGCTCTGCACCTTGGTGATGCTGTTCCAGTCGCCGGCGACGGCCGCGCCTCCGACAGCGTTCAGGCTGCTGGATGCGAGGTCGTACTGCGACTGCGCCGAGATCGAGGACGTCTCGCCGTAGCGCAGTTGGCGGGCGTAGCCGGTCAGCGAGGTGATCAGGCTGGCGGCTGTGGAGGCCGCCGTGTCGTTCGCCTGCTTTTCAGCGGCGACGGCCTCAGCGGCATAGTCCCGCTGCACCCGCAGCCGCTCGGCTGCCAACGTCTGCTCGAGCAGTACCATGTCGGTCACGCCGTCAGCCGCCGCCGCAGTCCGCTCGGCCAAGGCCCGCCGGTCGAACAGCCATAGCTGGGTGTCGGCCGAGTTATCGCCTGTCGCTGCGGTGTACCGCTCGTACAGCGACGTCGTGGTCGAAAACCGCTGCTGTTCCAGCGCCGACTGCTGCCGGGCGAAGTCACGCATGATGCCCAGCCGCTCGTCGGCAAGGGTCCGCTCGAGCAGCACCATGTCGGTCACACCGTCAGCCGCCGCCGCAGTGCGCTCGACATGCGCTCTGCGATCGAAGGCCCACAGTGCGCCGTCCTGCGTGGCGCTGCTGCCATCGGCCGCCTGGATACGCTCCAGCAGGCCGTTGCGGTTGCTGGCCGCGCCGATCTGCTGCTGGCGCACCTGCCCTTCCTGCTGCCGCACCAGCGCGTCGCGCTCCATGTTCATGGTCGCCCACCGCGTGGTGGTCAGCTGGCTCCACAGGCCCTTGCCGATATCAAGGCTGGCGAGCTGCTGGTTCAGGCTCGCCATCTCGGCCTCGGCCGTCGCCTGGAAGTTCTGAATCTGCAGCTCCAGCGGCGAGGTGCCGCTTGCCAGTGCTTGGCGCTGTGCGTCGTTGGCGGAGATACCCTTCAGGGTCTCAGCCCGCTGGTCGGCCAGCACCTGCGCCGCCCGCTCACGCAGCTGCGTGAGCTTTTCCTCCGCCAGCCCCAGTTCGCGGGCTTTGGTAATTGCGTCGTTGATCGGCGACAGCGCTGCTTCCATCTCGGTCACGAATTGCGGCGTCGGCGCTTCGCTTTCCTTGATCATCGATTTGTACTCGGAATTGTACCAATCGAGATTGGCCAGCGTCGTCTCGGTGCTGCCGCCGGAACGGTCGATCACCGACCGAACGTCAGCCGAGGCGACCGGGCGTAGGGCCCGGATCATGGCTGCCGTCATATCGTCGATCAGCGCCTTGGAGCCGGCTTCGTCAGCGCCGTACTCCCGTTCCTTGCCTTCGAACGATCCCTTCATGCCGTCCCGCGTGCCCACCGCCACTTCGAAGTTGAAGGGGACGGCGGCGACGCCCGTGGCCCGCTTCAGCGTGTCGGACATGCTTTCGACGGCACGGCCAATGTTGCTCGCGGTGTCACGGTTTTCTTGGCTGTAGCGGGCGCCCGTCAGGCCACCCACTGAGCTGGTGCCGGTGGCCAAGTTGCCCTTGTACACACCCGTCATGTCAGAGGGCTTTTGCCCGCTGAGGAAATACGAGGCGATCAAGGCCGCGATGGCCACATAGGGGGCCACGGCACCGATCGTCGCGAGGACGCCAGCACCGGCGCCAGCACCAACACCCAGGCCAGCCGCCCCGGCGACACCAGCAGCCGAAGCGCCGGCAGCACCACCAACCGCAGCCGCCGCGCCGCCGACCGCCGCCCCGGCGGACGAGACGCCCAGCAAGCTCGTGGCGCCCGCAATGGTGGACGCCGCGCCACCAATGCCCTGCGCCCAGCCCCGCGCGCCGCCCGTCTGCACGCCGCTGTAGATGCCGTAAAGGCCACCGGCTACACCGGCCGCTCCACCCACAGCACCGCTCACCGAGACATTGCCGTAGCCCGTGCTGTACGCGTTGCTGCTCAGCGTGTTGTCGAGCCAGGCGAAGCCGGTCTTCACCCCGCCCGTACCGCCGCCGAACAGCTTGCCGACGCCGCTGGCGCCATCCATCAGCCCGGTGGTGCCGCCGCCGGCGCCAGCAGCGGCACCGCCGCCGCCGCCCACCACGCTACTGATGCCACTAAGCGTACCGCGCGATCCGCCGAAGGCATAGTTCAGCGCCGGGTTGATGGCGCCCAGCTCCACCAAGCTGCTGATCGCCGACGCCTTCACCGCCCGCCAGACGTTGCCGAAGGAGATCGCCTTCTGCTCGCCGGCGGCAATGGCCGAGACGAGGGCGTTCTTGATCGTCCCTGCGGTGTCCTCCACGAAAGCGGGAATTGCCGCCCAGCTGTTTTTCAGCTGGTTGGTCCTCGCCGTGGCATCGACGGTCTGCCGCGCCAGCTTCTCGGCCTCTTTGATGACCGACTCGCTGGTGCCGCCTGGTCGGCTTTCGAGATCCTGCCGCGCCTTCATCGCCGTCAGTTCGCGCTCACGGGCTTCCGTCGTCATGCCGACCAGTTCGGCCTCGCGCTGGATCAGCGCCAGGCCGTCCTTGGACCGTAGGTTGGAGGCCATCGCCGCGTTGTCGTTGTTGACCCGCTGCTGATCCAGCAGCGACTGCGTCAGGCCTTCCTCCGCCACCCGGCGCGCCTCAGCACTGGTGATGCCGGAGGTGCGGACGAGCTCGTGCGCCTTCTCAGCCGCAGCGGCCCGGGCCACCGCCTGCTCACCGTCGGCATAGGCTACGCCGATCCGGCGCTGGCTCTCGGTCTGCCGGTCTACCTCGGCGGTCGCCGCGATATAGGCGCCCTGCAGTTCACGCAGCTTATTGGCGCGCACTTCCTCGAGCTGGCCTGCGGTGGGCGTGAGGCCCTGCCGCTGCATGCTGTCGGTGTAGCGCTCCAGCGTCTCGGTGACGGCCCGCTGGACCGGGTCCAGTTGCTGGCCGGTGCGCAGGGCACGCTGCTGCTCTTCCACGAACTCGGCATGCGGGCCCTTGGCGGCTTCCAGCGCCGCCCGCCACTTCTCCTGCGCAGCAGTCAGGACGTCCTGCGCCTGGGCATTGTCGCCGGCGAGCTTCTTAGCCTGCTCGGCCAGCGCAATGGCCTGCTGCAGGCCAGCCCGCTGGGTTGCCAGCGTGCCATCCTGGCCTGGCACCTCCGCCGCGCCGCGGGCCATGCGTAGCGTTCGGTTCAGCAGGTCAGAGCTGTCATCCCCGGTTCGCTGCACAGCGACCGGGCCTGGATAGGCAGGACCATAGACGCGGTCGGATGCCGCGGCGGGCCCTGCTGGTGTCACACCCGCCACGAGGGGGTTGCCGTTGTAACCGCTCGTGGTGCGCCGGATGTAGCCGGCCGTCTCATTCGGCAGCTGCGCCTTGCCCGCCAAGACGTCGTTGATGCGGCCCGGGCCGGCATTGTAGGCACCCATCGCGAGGCCGACGTCGCCGAACTTCTGGTACTGCTCGCGCCAGTAGTAGGCCGCGGCCAGCGCGCCAGCCTGCGGATCGTTGGCTGTGCCGCTAATGTTGTAGCGCTTCGCCAGCTCGGCGAAGGTGCCCGGCATGACCTGGAATGGGCCCTCAGCGCCTTTCGGGCTGACCGGCCAGCTCCCGTCCGCGTTGGGTCGGCTTTGCTCGCCCCGCGCGTAGATCCGCGCCAGGATATCGCTGTCCACGCCACTGCGGGCGCTGGCCACGGTGATGGCCTGGCGCACCACATCCGGCAGGTTGACCGGGTTGGAAGCGCTGGGCACGAGCGGGATCGTGCCGGTAGCGCCGGCGCCGCCCCAGACGCGCGCATCGTCAGTGCCGCCGCGCGCGGTTTCCTCGTTACGCTTGTCGAAGGCGTCCTGCTGCTCCCGGAGGTTCTGTAGATCCCGAAGCGACGCCGACAGCCACTCGGCGAACGACTGCGCCGGGCCGGCTAGGCCGCGGCCGACGTCCGCGAAGAAGGCGTTGAACTCCTTCTTCAGGTCGTCCACCGCCTTACCCAATGGGCTCAGGCTGTCGCGGGCAGCGCCGTCGGTCTGCTGACGCAGCCGGCTCATGACCAGCGCGAACGCATCGCCGCGCTCGCCGCCTTCGACCAAACGCTGCACCGTCAAGCGGAGCGCTTCGTTCATGCCCGGGAAGCCTTCGCGTGCCAGCTCGTCCACCAGGGCGACCGGGTCACGCATGGCCTGCGCAAACCGTTCGACACCCGCCTTGACGTCGATGCCCATCACGGCCGCGAAGTCGGCCGCCTGTGCGGTCAACGCCTTCAGGTCGAAGCTGGAGCCGCGCGGCGCCGCGGCCGCGAGCGAGATCTGCGCGCTGCGAGCGTCACCGAGCGATAGGCCCGGGACAGCCAGCGCGGTCTGCCGAGCCGTTGCCTCGGCTTGCACCCCCATGGCCAGATAGTCCGCAGTCACGGCCCGCAGCCGGGTCTGCATGCTGACGAGCGCGCCCTCCTGGTTGTTCGCCGCCATACCCATGGCACCGATCGCCAGCGTCACCCCGCCGGCAGCGATGCGCGCTGGGGTGAAGATCTGCGCAAGCAGTCCGAACGCCGCGCGCAGGCCACCCACCGCCTCGACGGCCTGGGGGGCCTGCTGGATGAACGGCAGGAGGATGCCGCCGCCCGACGATATCTGAACGCCGAAGTCGACAAACTGCGCGGTGACGTTCTGCACCTGGTAGCGCTGCAGGCCGAGGGCGTTGGTGGTCCGGTTGACGCCGCCTGCCAGGTCATCATGGGCGCGGCGCATCTGCGCCACCGTATCGGCCTGCTGCGCCGTAGCGTTGATCCCAAGCGAGCGCAGCTGCGCCAGCTCTTCCTCGGCGCGGATCACCTTGGCCAGCGACGCGGCAAGCGGATCATTGGCCTGCACATAGCTGTTCAAGGCGCCGGTCAGGCGCTGCACCTGCACAGCGCGCTCGCGCTCCGCCTGGTTGGCCAGTTCGGTGGCTTCACGGTTGCTGCGGCTCGCCTGCGCCTGCGAGATCAGACTGGCGATGTGCTGGGAGAATACCCCCTGCCCCTGGGCCAGCGTGCCGTTCAGCGCGGCGTTGGCGGATTCCAGCGCGTCGGCGTCTGCGCGTGCCTCGCCCAGCTTCTGCGCCCACGTCTCGACGCGGCGCGCCAGCTCTGCCAGGGTCCGGCTCTGCCGCTCCTTCGCATCGGCGTCGACCGCCCCCTCGCGCGCTGCAGCGGACTGCGCCGCCTGCAGGGCTTCGGTGGCTCGCGTCAGCCCACGCTCGGCCTGGGTCACGCTGTCGACGCGCTGCGCCAAGCGCTCGAACGCCGGATCGGCGATCTTGGCGCTCTCGCCGGTCTCCTGCATGGCACGGGTCAGCCCACGCGCATTCGCCGCCGCGTTCTGCGCGGCATCCGACACCTTGTCGATCTTGCTGGCGACGGCCTCGGCCGGGCGGCTGGCGTTGTCTTCGATGTCGATCTTGGCGACATACTCGTCGACCAGCTGGCTCACGGTTGCCATGCGCAGGCCCTCACTCGGTGATGACGATGGTCGGATAGGTCATGCGGGCGCCCGGCGCGCGATCGCGGCGACCGTTGGCCTTGCGTGTCGCAAAGCGCCGGTACCAGCCTAGCTCGCCGCCGTTCTTCCGCTGGTTCTTGCGGGTCCGGTAAGACAGGCCGCTGTCCCAGCCATAGGTTTTCAGCACGTACCCGCCGGGGATGGTCAGGTAGTCGACATAGACTTGCAGGCTTGGAAAGCGCCGCTTCAGCTGCTGCGAGACGTCCTGCACGATGTAGGGGGGGACTTTGGTGATCTGCCCCGCCTGATTGATCTTGCGATGGTAGGGCTGGGTGTTGGTGATCCACACTGTGCTGCCGCCGGGGATCCGGCGCAGGTCCTCCGCCCAGGGCTTGCCGTCGACGAGGACGGACCAGCTGGCCTTGTACGCGCCCTTGCGAACAGGAGACCGGGCAACCGCCTTTTCCAGCGCAAAGATGCTGGCCGTCGACAGGATGTTGAACAGGTAGGAGATGGTGCCGCCCTGCAGCTTCACGGTCTCTTCCGCGGCGTCACGGCGGCCATCGACCGTGCGCATGAAGATCGGCGAGGCCTGGCCAGTGCGGATTAGGTCCTGGAGCTGGTCGCGCACCACCACCGCCACCCGGCGCCGCGCCTGCGGGCCGGTCAGGTGGCGCTCCACCAGCACCGGCACGATCTTGCGGAGCCCATCGCCTGCTCTCATCGGGGCTTCCCTGCCTTGCGCTGCCAGTCTTCCAGGAAGACGTCGTCCATGGCCCGGATGCAGGCGTAGAGCAGCTGCAGCTCGGCATGGGTCATGCGGTGATGGCGGGCCCAGAGGCGCACCACAGACCAGGGGATGCGGCTCGGCCTGGACCGGATGATCATGCCCCCCATGGGAGCGCCAACGCCTTCCACCAGGTGCACGCGGTCATCGTGCAAGGCGTTCCAGGCGCGCCAGAGCCAGCGGAACTCCGGACGGATGTCCACTCGGCTCCGCTTGATCTCCGGATCATCCGCCAGTTCCGGATAGGCGCCCCAGTCTAGGTGGAACCGTAGGGCCCCGCTTAGTTTCCCGATGCGACCTTGATCTGCTCGGCCGTGCGGGTGGTCACCCGGCCGGCGGCAGTCCAGCAGGCCTGCGACAGCTTCTGGTACTCCTGCTGGCCCAGGAAGCCATGGAACTCTTCCAGGCTCACCGGCTTGCCGTCATCGTCCTCCAGGCCGCGCACGTCCAGCACCAGGAACTCGCGCAGCAGATCGCCATTGATCTTGCGCATCTCGCTGTTGGGGATGCTGCCGCGGTTGCCCTCGTACTTCTCGGCGGCGGCGGCCAGGCGGACGTTCTGCGCGTCCACGAAGTCGTCATTGAAGCCACGCGTGCGGATTTCGAGCCCGGGGTGACGCACCGGATCGACCGGCACGAAGATGCCGTCGTTGATGGCGCGGGTGTCGGAACGGAAGGCGGAAAGCTTGGCCATGGGTAGGGTCTCTCGTGCGGGAACTGCGGGGATGCGGGGAATAGGGTGAGGCCGGCCTGCGCCCCGCAGCGCGGCCGGCCTCTACACACGCCGGCGCCGCGGCGCCGGCGTGCGATCTCAGGCGCCGGCCATCCGGTCGATCTGGACAGTGCCGCCGCCGGGCTGCGGGCTGCCCTCGATGTCGATGTTGAGCATCACGGGCTCACCGGGGCGGCCAGACATGACGCGCGGATTGCTCACGCGGCCGTTCAGCAGGCTGACGGCATAGGCGTTGCTGGCGGCGTCCATCGTGACGGCCGTGAAGACGCCGTTCCGCAGGTCGGACTGTGAGCGGTCCCACAGGTCCCAGCTGCCGAAGAACACCTCGGCCGACATGCGCGCGCCGAAGCTGCCCATCCGCATGCCCTGCGCGCCGGGAGAGCCCATACCGTAGTCAGCCGACGCGCCCTCGTTGGTGACGTCGAGGCTGAGACTGCGCAGCGTACCCTGCACCTTCACGCCATCGACGAACAGGCCGCCGAAGCCGCGAACGTTCTCATGCACCAAGCCGGTCGGCGCGGGAACGAGCGACGTGGCGATGTCCACCAGGCTCTTCAGTTCGTCCTTGCTGGCGAAGCTGAAGGAGCCGGACAGGAAGTCGCCCAGGCTCATGCGCAGCTGCGCCGCCGTGACGAAGCTGCCCGGATAGTGCAGGTAGCCCAGCACGCCCAGCTTCTTCCGCAGCGTCCAGGCCTTGAACATCCTGGCATTGCGGATGCTCCCGCCACGTAGCTTGATGTTGGTGCCGCTGGAGGTCTCGTTGACCAGCACGCCGCCCGACAGCGTGATGTCGGTCGCGCTCGCCTTGGCGGCCACGCGGTAGACGCCGGCGTTGAGCGGGGAGATCAGCCGGATCCACTGCCCCACCGAGACGGCCGCGAACTTGCCCGCCAGGGTGCTGGTCAGCTTACTGGTGCTGCCGATCACGCTGATGTCGGTGGTGATGCTGTCAATCGCCACCGCCGCGCCCCAGTCGTTGCGCAGCAGACCGGACAGCAGATCGTCGAAGGTGCCGAAGGAGAGGGCCATCGGCAGCTGCACCGAGGCTGCGCGCTGGCTGGTGACGGCCGCGGCGTTCTCAGCCAGCTCATTCTGTTCCGGCGGCCGGTTGCGGGTCTCGCTGGCCTGGCTGTTGTCGCCGCCGGTGGTGCGCAGCGCCTGGTAGGCGCCGGTCGGCGGCACCCCCCAGTTCACTTCCTGCGCAGCAGACCAGGTGATGTCAGTGGATTCGATGCCGGCCTGATAGCCAGCGGTGGGACCGGGCATCGGCGCCCTCCATGTAAAAGGGGCGCCAAAGCGCCCCTGCGGTTACGGATAACCAGCCCCGTCAGGACTGGGCGGAGGCCTCGGAAGCGGCGGCGGCGGCCTTCTGCGCGGCGCGCCGGGGCGCGGCCGTCGGCACCATCGCGTCGTAGGGCAGCAGCGCGAAGCGCGTGTTCTCGGCCACCTGGCGCTCGGCGCAGGTGGTGGCGGCCTTGGCCGCGTCGGCTTCCACGACTTCGGTCGTCAGCGCGAAGACGCCGGAGCCGGTCTCGGCTTCACGCAGCAGGATGAACTTCATGGGGATGGTCCCTTGGTCAGGTGAGGTCCTGGAAGCTCCAGGACACGCTGAGGGTCAGCCGGTACCAGTTGCCGGCATCGTCGCCTTGTTCGCCGGGCAGCGATCCCTGCTCCAGGTAGACGAGGCCCTGCGGCGGGATGCCGCGGCGGAAAGCCCGGCCGAACTCGTGGCGAATGGCGTTGGCCTGGTCGAAGCCGGTGCCGGTGGGCACCATCAGGTCGACGGCCACCATGCCCTCTTCGATCCAGACGCTGTTATCGAGGTCCAGCTGGGCAGCGCCGCTGGAGTGGATCTCGGCCCGAACGTAGAGGCCGCCGCCGTCGGTCTTGCCCTCGTTGGGCAATTCCACCGGCAGGTTGTGCTGGCCGGCGACCGCCCGGATGCGTGCCTTAGCGTCTTCCCAGACGGCGGGGGCGCTCATGCGCCACCCCGCACCCAGAGACGCCAGCCGATCCGCAGCGCGCCGTCATAGACGGGCGAGGCATCCACCAAGGTCCAGGTCCTTCCGTCCAGCAGGAGCTTGTCAGGGTCGCGCGGCCGGTCTGGCCAGCTCGCGGCCTGCAGCTCGTCGTCCAGCGTCTCGATCAGCTGGTCGCCCTGCTTCACGCCGGCGGCCATCTGGTCGGCCTGGAACCCGTGCGGGAAGCCGATCAGATCCACGCTGCGCTCGATGGCGGCGCTGCCGCGCACCAGGCGCTGCAGGGTCATCGTGCGGCCGCGGGCACGGATGTGGCGGCGGCGCGCTGTTAGCAGGGGGGTGGCCATCAGATCGCGATCCGGCGGTAGGGGCGCAGCAGGCCGGCCGCCTGCGGCGGCAGCTGCTCCTGGCCGGGACGTGGATCCAGCCAGGACGTCGACCCCACCCCCTCGGTGGATTCCGAGCGCAAGCGCGGGTCCCGTCCTTCGCCAGCCACTGCATCGGCGATCATCAGCAGGCAGGCCTGCTCGATGTCCTCCGGCAGATCCCGGCCGGGCGTGCCCGGCATGGCCCAGCCTGCGGAGTATTCGACGATCACCCGGCGATTCCACCAGGCGCAGGCGTCGCCGGCGGCATCGAGGCGCCCGAGCAAGCCTGCCTCGCCGTCCAGCTCGACGCCGTCTAGCTCCACCAGGTTGCCGTCGCCGGTCACGCTGTGGAGTTGGAAGACCGGGCGGCGCGACAGGATCAGCTGCCCCGCGCCCGGCCGCACCGCCTCGCGCAGGCGCTCGCGGCCGAAGACGCGGTTGCAGTGGCGGCTGACTGCGCTGGAGGCCAGGCCGACCAGCCGGGCGACTTCATCCTCTGGCGTGGTCGCCGGCACACCGGCGACGTCGATGGCCATGGCGATCGTGGTCAGCCAGCGGTCGCCGGCTTCCAGCACCGTCAGCATGGTCAGATCTCGGTCGCGCTGCTCAGCAGGTAGACCGCGCTCACCTTGGCGGTGTCCGTGCCGGTGTGGCTCAGGTCGGGAGTGAACTTGGCGCGGACGTAGCGCTTCGCTTCCAGCAGGTTGCAGTCGATCACCGCCGCGCCGGTCCGGGTGCCGGCCTCGGTGCTCTTCACGGTCAGCAGCGTGGTGCCGGGCTTCACATCGGACCAGCTGGTGGCGTCGTCCGAATGCTCGAAGCGGACGGCCTTCAGCGCCAGCGCCTTGTCGGCGGTCAGCGTGGCAACGGCGGCCAGCACCAGGGTCAGTGTGCCGAAGCGCTTGGTGCCGAACTGGTCCCGCAGGTCCAGCTGGGCGGTGGTGATCTCGGTGTTGTCGCCAGCGCCGGCCGCCGTCAGGGCGGTTTCGGGGCCGGCGTAGGCCGGGGTGAAGTAGGCCGCGTCGTCGCGGCCCATGGCGGTCATGGTGGCCATCGGGGTCAGGTCCTGGTCAGGAGGGGGCGGAAACGCCCAGGGGCGCGCGGAGGCGCCGCTGCGGCAGGCTCAGCAGGGAGGCGGGCTTACTGGCCCCACTTCACCCCGGTGACCTGGCCGAAGGCCTCCGGGTACTGCAGGGCGAAGTCGTGGCTCATGTCGAGCTTGATGCCCATCAGGCCCTGCGCCCACATGTTCACCTGCTGGCCGTTCTCGTCCTTGAAGGACGCCTGGTCGGAGAACGACAGCTTCATGGCCACGCTGTCGCCGACCATGGCGTAGCTATGCACGCCGAAGAAGATGTCGCCGCCATCGCCCGCCGGACCCGTCAGGGTCGTGGTGGTGTCCACCGGGTAGCCCAGCAGGGTCGGGTTATCGCCTTCCAGCGTCGGGAAGGCCTTCACGTCACCCTGGTACACGTCCTCCAGGAACATCTTGATGGCCGGGCTCATGTACCAGGCGGCGCTGGCGTCAATCGGCACGTTCGCCATCGTAATGGCCTTCAGCACCTTCCGCAGCACGGCGCGGATCTGCTGGTTGGTCGGCGCGGTCTCGCTGCCGGCGGCGAACTTCATCGCCGCCGGGATGGAGAACGCATAGCCCTTCACCTGCTTGCCGGTGCCGGTGCCGTAGAAGAACATCCGGTCCTCGAACTCGGCCGCGGCGCGGGCCAGCTCGTCGCGGCAGTAGGTCTCGATGCTGATGGTGTTGGCGTTGCGGAGCAGCTTCTGGCTGATCGGCAGGATGGCGGAGATGTCCTTCTCCGTCATGTCGATCATGCCGAACTTCACGCCCGTCACCGGGCCCTGCTCGATCTCGCCGACGTAGCCGACCGAGGCGCCGCTCTTGCCCTTCAGGTAGGAGGCGTTGCCCGGCACCACACGCGCCCGCTTGCGGACGATGGTCTTGGGGCCGAACAGCCGCAGGAACTCACCGGCCAGGGTCGGGGTGATCAGGAAGCCACCGTCGGCATTGGCGCTGGCCACCTGGGCGCGCGTCAGCTCCTTGGTCACCGGATGGCGCTCGCCGTACCAGCCCGCAGCAACGGCCGCCGGCTGGGTCTGCGCCTGCCCGGTGCGGAACAGCAGCTGGGAGTAGGCGTAGGAGCGGACGAAGGCGCCAAACTCCAGGCCGAGATCGCGCTGCGCAGCAGCCGCGGCGGGCAGCGCGTGGCTACGCTCTTCCTGCTCGCTGCCGCCACCGGCGCCGCCGGCCGGCACCAGCGGTGCCTGGTCCTGTGCACGCTGGCGGGCGTTCGCTTCCGCGCGTTCCAGGCGGACGATATCGGCATCCAGGGACCGCACCTCGGCCTCGGCCGCATCGAAGCGCGCCCGGGTCTCGTCGGTCAGGTCCTTCTTGGTGATGCCGTCCATCTCGTCGTACAGCGTGGTCCGCTTCTGGCGCAGCTCGGCCAGGGTGACGGTGCCGGCGAGGCCAAGCAGCAGGGCGGCCAGGTTGCCGTCGGCCGGCATGGCGGCGGACAGGTCGATCAGCGCCGCAGCGGCGGCGGGGTTGGGCAGGCAGAGCAGCATGGCGACCAGCAGGCACAGCGGCGCCAGCGCCGCCGTCAGGATGCGACCGAGCTTCATCGTGGAGATCTCTCTGTAGGGGGAGCCGGGCGGCGCCCGGCGGGTTGGTCAGGCGCCGAGGCGCGGAAGGCGCGCGAGCCGCGCTCGCAAGCCCAGAACAGCGGCCGGATCGGCCGGCGGCGTGGCGGTCAGCACCGAGCGCAGCGCGACGGACGTCTTGGCGTAGGCTGGCAGCGACACGATGCTGATCTCGCCGAGGCCGGCCGCGCGGTGCGCGACGCTGCGCAGCTTGCCCTTGTCGTCGTAAGTCCGGACCATCTCCTTCGGCACGAAGCCGAACGACATGCCCGGGTAGTTCTTCGCCCGGATGTTCTCCAGGGCATCCCGCGCCAGCTGGGTGTCGGGCAGATCTGCCTCGAACTCCAGGCCGCCTACGGTATCGCGCAGCCGGAGGTTGCCGGCCTTGCTTCGCGCCAGCAGGGAGCGGGAATCATGCTCCAGCAGCAGGCGGATATCGGCGCCGGATCGCAGCGTCTCACCGAAGACGCCGGGCTCCAGCCATTCCTCGAACTCGTAGCCGCCCCAGGACCTGATCTTGGTCCTGGCGTTGTATGGAGCGGCCAGGCCTGAGACGCGGCGGACGGGCTTGCCGTCGGCATCCTCGGCGGCGCGCACCTGCACCTCGACAAAGCGCAGCTCGCAGGGGGCTGGCGTCTCGCTGTCAGGGTTCATCGGTGGGGTCCTTCCCCGGCGGATCGGCCGCCGGCGGCGTCGCGCCAGCCTTTGCGCCGAGGCCCTTGGCCGCAAGCGAAAGGGGCACCGAGGCCGTGTTGATGTAGAGTTCGTCGCCGCCCGGCATCGGCGGCCGGTTCTCTTCCGCGCGCGCCTCGTTGGGCGTCATGCGAGCGTTCTGGATCGCCTTCTCCAGCACCTCGGCGCGGGTCTTGGTGTCGCCACGCAGGTACTCGGTCTCGTCATGGTCGACGTAGAAGCCGGCGGCGCGCTCGGCCGGGGTCAGCAGGTACATCTGCATGGTCTGGCAGAGGTCCACCAGGTGCGGCCGCAGGCAGCGCTTGTAGTGCGACAGATCCAGATGCTCGATATTGCTGAAGGTGCCGTTTTCCAGGTCGTTCAGCAGATGCGCTGTGACCCGTAACAGTCCCGACAGAGTTGAGCGGTTGTACTTCCGCGTCTCCAGCAGCTGCGACTTCTGCGCGTCCTGGCTCATCTGGTAGAACTTGGCGTTGCCGCCGAAGACGCCGATCGCGCCGGCATTCTTGGTGCCGGCGTACTTCTCCTGTACCCGCGCCTGCACCTCGCGCGCCGTCGCATCGTCAATCGGTCCCTCGACCGAGATCATCCCGGAGAGGTTGGCACCGTTGGCGAAGCTGCGGTTGGCGAACTCGTTGGTGGCCAGCGCACCGCCCAGCGTCTCCTGCTGGTACATCTGCCAGATCGAGATGCCCTGCAGGGCATAGTCGGTGCCGCGCAGGATCGGCAGGTTGGAGACGTGGAACACCTCGTGCTGCAGGAAAACGGCCTGCGGCATGTCAGGCAGCGAGATCCGGTAGGCACGCTGGCGTGGCGCGTCCGGCGTCATCCGGTACCAGAACGGCTGCACGCACCCATTCTCGACCGGCAGCAGCATCGCTACCCGGCCGCCACCGTCACGGATGATCAGCGAGTAGTGATTGCCGTGGTGTAGCTTCTCGAACAGTACCGTGTACCAGAACCGGAAGGCGGTCAGGTTCGGACACGGGCTGGTCAGCAGCAGCTCGTACAGCGGATGGTCCGCGGCCTGCCGGCGCTTCGGGCCGCGCTCCTGATAGAGGTAGGCCGGCAGCATCGCGCAGTCCTCGGCGATGACGTTGTAGCAGGCCAACACCGTCTCATGGCTCAGCGCGCTGTCGGCGGTGAGGTTCACCCCGGCGCTTGTTCGTGCAAAGGCGAACGATGGCGGACTCCGCCAGGTGTCCCACTCCCGCGAACGCTGCTCCTGCCGGCGCCCGAAGGGCCAGAGTCGCATCAGACGATACCTCCGAAGATCTGGTCGGCCGTCAGCTTGCGCTGCGGCGGTTGCGGGTCGCGGCTCATGAGAGCCACCGCATTCAGCACGGCCAGGATCGGGTCGATCTTGGCCGTGCCGGCGGTCTGCTTGTTCATCGTCACCGCGTTGCCGACGGGCACGATCTTGGCGTTGCTGACCGCCCAGGCCAGGATCGGCTGGCCGCCGTGCGCCAGCGAGCCATCGGCCAGCTTGCGCTCGGCCGTCTTGATGGCACCGGTCATCTGCCAGCCCTGCGGGATGCCCTCGATGCGATCGAGCTTCACGCCGATCTCAGCCAGGGCATCGACGATGGCGCCGACGCCCATCGGGTCCATTCCGACCTTGGCCAGCAAGCCGCTCTCGTCGATCTGCTTCACGAAGCCGACCAGCGCCTCGATGTCCTGGCCGACCATGTCGACCACCGAGAGGTGCCCGGCTGCCTGGAAGTCGCGCAGCTCCGGCGCGATCGACTTCCGCCGCTCGAAGACAATGGGATGGGCCCAGGCGTGCGCCCAGACCAGCCACCGGTTCGTGCCACGCTCGCGCCCTACCACGCCCAGGGCCAGCAGATCGTCGAGGCCGCCACCATCGACGCCGGCGGTGACCACGTCGCAGCGCCGCAAGATCTCCGCCAGGGTCAGCACCGGGTCTGCCCGGCGCAGCCACCAGTCAGCGCCTGCCCAGCGGTCAGAGCGCAGCGCCATGCCGAGCTCGATGTCGAGATGCTGCGATGCCCAGCGCAGCAGCTCTTCCACACCAGCCAGCTTGGCGGTCTCGTAGTCCTCCGCCAGGCGCTCCACCGTGATCGAGCGGCCTGCGTTGGGCATGACCATGTGCCAGAGCGCCGTGTTCTCCCAAGGGTAGGGCACGGTGTCGTCCAGCTTCGTGGTCAGGGCCAGATCGCCTGGCAGTTCGTAGAGGATCGGCAGCATGCGCCCCGCGCTCTTGCCGTCCCGGATGGTCCGCGCCCGCGCCAGCTCCGCCTTGAAGACGCCTTTCGGTGGGCGCTCCGACTGCGTTGTGATGAAGACTAGGAAGGCCTCAGTCTGCGACACCATGCCGCCGCGCAACTGGCCGATAACACGATCGGCGTCCTCGGCTTCGGCCACCACGTGGAGCTCATCAACCAGGATGCCGGACGGTTTCACGCCGGTCATGACCTTGGGCGAGAACGACTTCACCGCCAGGACCGCTTTCGTCTTCCGGAAGGTGACCTTCTTCAGGTGCGGCTGGACGTGGCAGAGATTGCTCAGCACCGGGTCCAGGTCGATCATGCCGGCGATGGCCTCGAAGGCCAGGTCGGAGACCTTCTGCGTGGGTGCCACCAGCAAGAATTCGGCGCGCGGCCGGCGGTTCACCAGCAGCGAAGTCAGCATCAGCCCCGCGCCATAGGTCGTCTTGCCGTTCTTTTTCGGCACCAGGATGAACAGCTCGCGGATCAGCCGCTCTTTTGTCGCCGGATCCAGCGAGCCATGCAGGGCGGCGACGATCTCCCGGAACCAGGTACCCCCGGCCTCCGCGAAGGTGGGCTGGCCTGGCACGTCCGGGATGCGCAGGCGATCAAAGATGGCCACCGCCCGGGCTGCCTCGGCATCCCATAGCGGCAAAGTCGGCATCAGGCTTCTGCCGGCGCGAAGGCGGTCCTCCCAGTCCGGGCAGGACAGGTCCCAGGGGATCAGTTGAGCAGCTTGCCCATGCCGTTGTCGTCGGCATCCTGGAGGTCAGGAACCGGCGCCCTGCTGCCCTGCGGCGGCTGGGCTGGCTCCTTGGCCGGCGCACGAGCTGCAGAGGGGAACATGCCGAGCATCTGGCCGATGGTCCGCAGCACGGCCAGGCGGTCGTGCTTCTTCACCTTCAAGCCGCTCTTGCTCTGTGCCACCTCGGCAATCGCTGCGGCCGCCGCGGCCGAGAGCTTGTCGCTGTCGGTCAGGCGCACCCGGTTGACCAGCTGCAGGATGGGGACGCCGGTGTTCGGGTCCTCCGCGACCTCCTGCACCTCACTCTCCCACTGGACCACCTCCCGGATGTCGAGGGTGGCCATCAGCTTCAGCTGCTCCAGCACCCATTCCGGGGTCACGCCAGAGACCGCAATGACGGCCGCGCGGGCTTCCGCGAGGGCCTGTTGGACCTTGGGCACCCTTAGCATCTTGGAGGCCTGAACCTCCGCCCCCTTGGGGCTGTATCCAGCCGCAATAGCGGCCTTTTTCCCATTCGGTTCAATGAGATACGCGCGGACGAACAACCTTTGCTTTTCGGTCAGCGACATTAGCATTTTCCTCCCACCCCGCAGGGGGGCTCGAAAATCTCTCCCTGGCCCCTGCGCGGTGACCCCCCATGCCTGGCCCCCGGGGATCCGACCCCCCCTACCCCCGACCCGCCGGCCGGCCCGGCGGTCGGGCGGCGGGGGGTGGGCAGCGGCCGGTCAGGGCGGCACCAGGGGGGCGCCAGGGGCTGGCCTGGTTCAGGGGGGTGGCAGGTGCTGGGCCTTGGTTCGGGCAGCCCTTGCGCGCGCCGTCTTGGCCGTGTGGCAGGAGCCGCAGAGCAGCTGGACGTTGCGCTCGTCGAAGGGGGCGCCGCCGTCCTGCAGCTCGCGAATGTGGTCGCCGAAGATGCGGGTGCCGGTACGGCCGCAGGCAGGGTTCTCACACCGGCGGCCGCGCTCCCGCAGCAGCCGCGCCATCAGGGCGCGCCACTCGGGCGAGGTGTAGATCGGCGCTGCGGCCTTCGGCGCCGGCCGCGCGGTGCGCGTGTCCAGCGTGCCGAAGCGCGGCGCCAGCATGGTCAGCTTCGCCGGCTGCCTGGACGGGCGCGCCATTACCGGTGGTCCGTTTCGACCAGGTCGCCGCGCTTCAGCCGCGCCTCGATGTCGCGGAAGTCGTCGCGCGTCGTCCAGCCCGGCACCAGGATCACGCCGGTGCCAGTCGGCCGATTGATGAAGCCGGTTGAGCCCTGCGCCACCGCCTGTACCTCAGTGCCGTCTGGCTTCTGGTAGCGGTCCAGCGCGACCTGCCGGAAGCCGCAATCCTGCAGGGCATAGGCGCGCGCCGCCTGCAGCGACGTCGCCACCAACAGGATGACAGGCCGCGCGGCGCTCAATGGCCGCGCGCGGCGCGCGCCGCGTCCTTCCGGTTCCGCTTCGCCTGGGCGCGCGTGATGGCGCGGCGATCGTCATCGGTCCGCTCGGCCTCCGGTGCCGGCATCAGCGCGTCCACCACGCGGCGCTGCAGCGCGGGCCGCATGCGTACCTCCGCCGGCGGCCGGGCTGGGCCCAGGACCTCGAAGCCAGCAGCCGGGCCACTGCGCACAGCGATGGCAAGGGCCACCGCTGCGGCAAGGCTCATGCCGCCGGGGGACATGACCAGAGCGCGCCGCATCACTGCACCGCCAGCGTGGTGTAGCCGGCGCGGCCGGACTTGCCCGGGATGATCTGGCCCAGCATGTCGCGGGTGATCACCTGGTTGTCGCCGGCCGGGATGGCCTCGGTGCGGGACAGGTTCAGGATGCGCTTGCCGGCATAGGCCACCGGCGCGCCGTCCATCGCCGCCTCCAGCAGCGGCTTAAGCTCCTTCAGCCGGCGCTCGATGCGCGAGCCTTCAGCCTTCAGCGTCGCGTACTCGTCGGCCGCGGCGATGATCTTCTTGTCCTTCAGGACAGGGTAGTTGTTCGCCGCCGGCGCGACCGGCACGGCGGCCGGGGTCTTCTTGGCGCGGGGCTTTGGGGCGGTAGCCATCAGCGGGCGGTCCTCTTCAGGATGCGGGTGACCTGGACGGGGTGCCAGACGTCGCCGCCGGCGGGGGTGCGGATGCCCCGGGCGGTCAGCGCCTCAGCGATCTGGCCGGGGCTGGTGCACCCGGCGCGCTGCGCCGCCACGATGGCGGGCAGCACATCGCGGGCGTGCTGTTCGGCCCGGGCGATGCGGATCTCGGTGGCCTGACGGGCGGCGCTGCCGTCGCCAGCCAGCAGCCGGGGGTTGCCCAGCCGCTTGCCGCGAGCCCGCGCCGCCTGCAGCGCCGCCTTCGTGCGCGCCGAGATCATCTCGCGCTCATGCTCGGCGACGGCCGCCAGGATGTGGATGGTCAGGCGGCTGGCATGCGGGTTGTCACAGGCGACGAACTCGATGCCGGCTTCCATCAGGTTGGAGACGAAGGCGACGTTGCGGGCCAGGCGGTCGAGCTTGGCGATGACCAGCGTGGCGCGCCACGAGCGGCAGGCGGCGATGGCCGCCGCGATCTGTGGGCGGTCATTCTTCTTGCCGCTCTCGATCTCCCGGAACACGTCCAGGATCCGGCCGCCGGCGACGCGCACATGGCGCTCGACGGCCTCTTGCTGGGCCTCAAGCCCGAGGCCGCTGGCGCCCTGCTTGTCGGTCGACACGCGGTAGTAGGCGATGAAGCCCGGCACGCCGCCCGCGCCACCCAGCCGCTTCAGCGGGGTTTTGCGGGCCATTCTGGTGTCCGATCATGGGTCGGGAGGACTGAACACTTCGAAACGGTCGTTTGACGAAATGTGCAGCAAGTTTCAGAACGATCCCACACCGAGAGGACAGGCGAATGGCTAGTGGGATCTCGTCATACGGACCAGCCCTGCTCGCGGTTGTTGTAGCTGGCGCTGCGGCGTGGCTCAGTTGGCGAAAGCTTCAGCTGGATCTCTTCCAGAAGCGCTTCGATGCCTATCAAGAAATCAGTCAGCAAGGGCATCAGTTCTTCGCGCAGGTGAAAGCACCATTTGATGCGTTAAGACCTGAGGAACTGGAGAGCGTCCAGAAAATAGTGTCTGCTGGAACACAGATACAATTTCTGTTCAACCCAGATGTGAACAGTAAGTTCTTCGAATTTAACATATCGTTGGTAGAATTATTCGTAGCTTCGTTTCGCTGGCATCGCCTATCTGAAAGAATGGAGCAAGCTCCCAAGGACGCAGAAGACATTGCAGAGCGAAGAGTGCGCTTTCTTAATAGCTTAGGTGCCTTCCAGACTGCGTGTCATCCTGCCATGAGGCAATACAGCTTGTTCTGGTATTATCGACGACTGGACGCAGCAACCTGGATGGCTCCTGTTCATAGCGCCTATCAGCGAATGCGTGGTAGGCGGAGGAGGCTCTGGTCCACCAGTCGCGGAGTAGTTCGTCGCTGGCGAAACAAGATTTCAGCTGACCCGAAATGACCGCGGGAGCGTTGTCAATGCGACGCAGCCTTTTGCCGCCGCAAGGATCTCGTCAGCACTGAGCCGAAACATCGTGGCGGACGTCAGCTGTTCAGTACAGAGCCAGGCTGCCGCGATCCCGCCTGATGCGACGATGCCTCGACGCTGCAGCTCGGGATGCAGGACCTGCATCAGCTCGCGCCAGACGCGCACCGCGCTGGGCGGGTGCCGCTCCGGATCTGGCGCCGCGCCGCTCCGCCCCCAGGTGTCAAGGAAGTGGACGTCGTCGCGGCTGATCCGCCGTGCGCGGTGCAGCCGCGCGAGGCATGCCAGCACGTCGGCTGGCTCACAGGGGCGCGCGATCCGGCCGGCGTCGGCCGGCGCCTGCGTTCCGCCGCGCTGCGCCTGAAGCGCGCGCATGGTCCAGAACCAGGCATCATCGGCGGAAGCGAAGGGTCGCGCGCCCCCGAACGCACCCTCGGGTGCGTCGGTGAAAGGGGGCATGGCGGGGTTTCCAGGTAGCCCGCCCGGCGTTCAGAGGCCTGAAACGCAAAGCGCCCGGAACCGTAGGGCTCCGGGCGCAGTTGTGGCGGTGCGAATCGCTTACCGCTTTCGCGGCTTACCTGTCAACATTCTGCTTTGGCGTAATGCCGAAATACAAGGCAAGCTCAGATCAGGAGAGCTTGCTGCTCGATAGGCGTCACAGCTCCCACCAAAGGAGGGACATTGATGTTCTCTGAAAAGAACATGACTTCCGATCCCTGCCGCGTGTCGCGCGCGCTGTAGCCGATGCCATAGATGACACGTTGGCAGCCATCGTAAATGTCTCGGATAGGCTGAACATTGTCGTAAGAGACAATCCAGCGCTGCTTAGTAAGTTTGCTAACAATACAACTTGCGATCTGCTCATGATCGTCATGTTGATAGAAATGGTAGTATAGTTCCCTGCCTTTCACGTAGTAAGGAGGATCACAGTAAATTAGAGCATTTGCCGACCATTTCTTTGATCCGGCAGACAAGAATTTTAGAGCGTCGATGCTAGTGAGACTGATTCGGGATCTTAAACGAGCGATGGACTCGATCCGAAAAATAAGTTCCTCGGCATTATAGCGTGCGTTAATTTTCCACGGCCCAGTTTGGTCGCGGCCACCGATAATCCCGCCGTTTAAAATACCTGAACGATTAGTACGATTTAGGAAGAACGTGGCAAACCCTAGCTCAAGCAGGTCATGCTTCGATTCCTGCAGAAGGATACGCTTCTGCAGATCCCATGCATCTACTGTACAGGGCGTATCGCGGATGAGGCGGCACAGCTCGTCCGTACGGTTCAGCACGGAATGCCAGAAGGCATAAACCGGACGTGACAAGTCGTTGATGTGGATCCGGCTGACGTACTCGTGGAAGAGAAGTTCCAATGCGATAGCTGCACCGCCGGCGAAGGGTTCGACGTACTCTCCGTCGTGAATTCGGTTCGTCGTAATAATGCGCTTGATGTAGGCCGCGAGCTTACCCTTGCCGCCGGGATACCGGAGGGGCGTGAAGTGATTCAACCGCCGAGGTCGGCCAGGGTCAGAGTCAAGAGACATCACGGCCAGATCAGCTCGAAGAACCGTTGAGCGTTGTCCCAGGACACTTTCAGGTGACTCTCCAGCGGCGAGTAGAAACGGTTGTGCACATAGTTGTTCAGGGTCTCGGCACATAGCGGGTTGTCCTTATCAGCGATACCCTTGGACACCCCATCCAGGTCCTTCTTTGGGGTGCCTTCCTGCTCCATGATGGCAACCGCCTCCGTGACCTTGTCGCGGAGCTTCTTGAAATTGGTCCCGCCGCTGCCCTTGGCATGATAGGGCGAAGAACCCTTCCGCGTTAAAAAATCGTCGACGGATTGTTCGAGGAAGACGCGGAACAATACGGATATTGCATGCGGATTGTCTTTAAGAGACAGGCCTCGCAGCTCCCTAACAATCTCGGAGATTTTGGCATTCGTGACGTTAAGCGCGCACCCCTTTGGTATCAGGGTCTTCCTGTCAGGTTTCTTGGGAGCTGCCTTGGGCTTCGGAACCGGCTTGGGTGCGAAGTCTGAGGCGTCTATGCCGTCGACCGCCCTGGTCGGTCCGTTCGCCTTGGAGAGATCCGGCAGGTCCGGTCCAAGCTTATCGACGTAGGCGACCTGCTGGTCCTTCTTCTTCAGCCCGGTGACGTTGACGGTCTTGTTCGCGAGGTCGCGGACGATCCGGGTTAGGGTCTTGATCACCTCCTCCGGGGGCAGGGCCGTACGAAGCTTCTGCTCCTCGATCACTAGGCCGATCGCCGACCGGACCGCCGGGGTGGACAGCAGGCGGTCGAGAGTGGTGATCGGGAACCCCGTCTCGATGCTGTTCTTCTCGTCGTCGGTCAGGCCCCCGTGCTTCAGCACAAGGTCCAGCGCCTGCAGGGCGGGGTCGTTACCGCGGAACCGCGCGCTTGCCACGCCCCCCCAATCGACGATGCCGCGTCCCTCGTTCTCGCCGGTGTGGCGCTGCTTGATCCACGCCGCCCCTTCCGCCCGGGAGGCAAGTTCGAAGCAATCCAGCTTGGTGATCGACCTGTCCCACCCGTGCGCCAGGGCCTCGAAGCGCTTCTGGACGGCCGGCCGGACTTCCAGGCCAGCGAGGACTGCGGGATTGCTAAGGATCTTCAGGGCTGCGAGCCGCCGGTTTCCCTCGATAACGGTCCACTTTCCGACCTCACTTTCGGCCTTGATCACCAGCAGGCGGTCCATGGGATTGAGGCCTTCCTCCGTGATGCTCTCAGCCAGCGCGAGCAGCTTCACGTCCTGATCCTCAATGATCTTCTGCAGAGCCTCACGCTGGCTCGTCGAACGACTGATCCTCGGATTCTCAAGATCGAGGATGACTTCGTCGATTTTCAACATTTTGGCCGGCATGGATCACCCCTTTACACACAATGTAAGCAGGCGATTACCATGTCGTAAAGGGCAGGCTCATTCTCTCGATTTGCAAATAATCCCTCGATCTATCTGAGGATTTTCAAATCAACCCCCAACTATTTAGGTAAATATATAAGCATACTTCCTTCGGACTTCCGTCTATTGATGTCAGCAGATTTGTATTCCCCAGACGCGGGCCAGATGTTGCAGTCCGTCCTTCATTGCTTCAGCCCGATTGGCTTGGCCCCGTGCGCTATAGGATTCTAGACACAGGTCCAGCAGCATCTCGGCGCTGAACGTCCCCACCTCGCTGAGCAGCTTATTGAGCCGCGCGTGGGCCGCGGCCATGCCGTCGCTCATCTCGGCATGTCCTGCCCCGCTGCGGCCGAGGCCGGCCACCTTCGAGTTGATCATGCCGGCGGCTTCGGCCAGCTGCAGCAGGCGGTTGGCCGTGGCGTACTGCCAGTCGTTCAGCTGGCCCTGGTCCCACATGCGATCGATCAGGTGGGCATCGCCGAACTGGCGAGTCAGCGCCGCTTCCAGCACGTCCGGATCCAAGAAGGCGATCGGGACATCCTTGTGCGGCCGCGCCAGCATCGCCTCGCCGGCGGCGCCTGCATCGCCTGAGCGCCACTGGCGAAGGATCTTGGCGCCGCGCTCGCGCGACAGCCGCTCTCTCTCCTGGACATGCGCGCGGCCGGCGCGAGCTTCCTCCGCCTCGGCGTCGCTGGTGACGTGGGGCTTCGGCAGCGCGGCCGAGGCTTCCTCGAAGATCACTACTTCGGCGGGCGCCTGGCGCTGCCGCCGCACGGCGCCGGCGGGCAAGGACAGGGTCTTGCGCTGCTTCGGCGCCGCCTCAGCGGCACCAGTCGTCGAATCGTCGGAAACGGCCGCGGCCGCCATGTCAGTCCCCCGCGCCGGAGCCCCCTTCGGCACAGGCGCAGGATACACGGATCACGCCGGCGTGAAAGAATTTTCGTCGCTGATCGGCCTGTAGACCGGAACTATTCTGGCATTCGTCGGTTGCCAGCCGTTCCAGACCAGCATCCTGCAGGTTTAGGCGGCGTGCGCTTGGCCTGCCGCTTCCACAATGGCCCAGGCGCCGGGGCAATACTGGCGCAGGAAGCTCGCCTTCGAGACCAGCTGCTGCTGGCTGCCGGGGGTGCGGCCGGCCAACATGTCCAGGTACTGCTGGGCGCGCTCCTGGTCGGTGATGCGCGGCACCGGCGGCGCGGCGGCGTCAGTGGACGCTGCGGCTGCAGGCGGCGGACGCTGCGCCTGCAGGGCTTCCCGCACCTCGCCATCGAAGAATTTCCAGGTCGAGATCTTCGCCGGGGCATAGCTGCGCCGACTGGCGGTACGGCGCACCGCCTCGCGGATCAGCGTCGGGGTAGCGCCGGCGGCGAGCCATGCGGCCACCGGGGCGGGGCTCAAGCGGCGGGCGGCGGCGGCATCCAGGCCGGCGTCGCTGGCGAGGGTGGCCACCAGCGAACCGGCGTCGGTTTCCTCGCGGGCGGTACTACCACTACCATTTTCTATCGAAAGAGTGAGAGTAGTAGGTACCGCCCGCGAGCTTTCCGCTTCGGGTTTCATCTGGGTTTCCTGGGTTTCCGCCCGTCCGCCCACCAGCGGCATCATCAGGCTGCCCTGGCTGCGTGCCAGCTCGCGCTCGTGCGCCTTACGCGCCCGGTACTGCTCAGTGCTTTCGCCCTTACGCGGCCGGCCTCCGTTGCTGCCATTGGCCCGCGCAGCGTCCACCCGCGAGGCCCCTGCCCGCGCGCCTGGCATCCAGATGCCGTCGTCTGCTAGTTCCAGCAGACCGATTGCAGCGAGGGTTTCCAATTGGGTTTCCGCTTCGGTTTCCGACAGGGAAAACTTGCGGGAAACCCAGGCGGAAACCGAGCGGCCGAAAATGAACAGCCGTCCTTTCTCGGGTGCGCAGATCGCCAGCGAGAACAGCCGGTACCAGAGCCACTGGATGGCCTGCGGCAGCTCGTCGAAATTCGCATCCGTGACCGTTTGCGTCAGCTGGCGGTCGGTGGGTGAAGGGCGTGCCATGGTCAGCTCTCGCTCGGGCGATAGATCCAGTCGATCTGGGTGCCGCGGTGGAACCGCTCCCAGACAAACCAGGCGAAGGGGGTAGCGCCCCGGCCGCGACGCTCGCCGGGCTCGGGGGAGGCTTGGTCACCGCGCCATAGGGTGATGCGGTGGGAAAAGACCCAGACGCGCGAGGGCGGCCGTTCGCTGAACAGCGAACGATGCCGCCCCTCGCCTTCCAAGAAGGCTAGGCGCAGCAGCAATGCGACCTTGCGGGCGCCGAGATCCAGCGCGTGCCGGGCGAAGGCCTCGGCGCGCTGCTCGCCGTAGGGCGGGTTGGTGACGATGCTCTCGATGCAGGCCGGCAGGCGCGTGGTAGACAAAAAATCGATGTCGCCAAGGCCGCAGCCGCGCCCGGCGATGTCGGTGGCCATGACGACGTAGCCGGCGTCCAGCAGCGGCCGCACCATGGCGCCGTCACCGCACGCGCACTCCCAGATATGCCCAGAAAAGCTCTCGCGGGCGATCAGCGCCCGGGTGGCCTCGGGCGGCGTGACGAAGAAGTCGAGGCCGCCACGCGGGGCCTGCCGTCCTTCACGCCGCAAATCTAGGCGCCCGCCGCCATTCCCTGGGGGGGGAAGGGGTTTTCCGGCGGCGGGCTGCCCCTCGCCATCGCGCGGGGGAAGCGCGGGCGAGATCTCGGGGGTGTTCATGCGCGGCGAAGCGGCAGCGGCGTCACGGCCGCCGTCGCCAGTCGCGCATGAAGATCGGCCAGCAAATTGCCGGCCTGCCGCATGACGTCCTGCAGCTCGCGCTCCATCGCGGCGCGGTCCTTGTCGCAGAGCTGGCCGTCGGCCAAGCCCTCGGCATAGGCGCGGTGCAGTTCGCACATCTCACCGGCCAGCGCCGCCAGCCCGGTGTGAATCGAGGCCGAGGCGCTGCCCTGCGGCTTGCTGGCGACCAAGCCGCGGCGACGCAGCAGCTCTTCGGTCAGCATCGGTTCCTCGGCGATGTCCTCCAGCCGCGCCACCACGTCGACCGGCGCGAACTGGTCGTGGTGCGGGCTGTAGTAGTTAGCCAGCTGCGACCGGCCGACGCGGGTGGCGGCGGCGGCGGCGTCCAGGCCGCCGGCGCGCTCGATCAGCAGCCGGGTCATCGCCTTCAGGGCAAGGTCGCCCTCGGTCATCGGACGGCCGTTCATGTGGACAGGCTCCAATTGGCGCAGTCCACGCTTCGCGTGAGATTGCCACCATGAAGATCAGGGGCAGCCGCGGCACCGCCGCAGACCGGGGTGTAGGCGCGGCAGCTGCGGGAGGCGGTGGCCAGCATCAGAAGTACGCCACCAGCAAGCCAGCACCGCACAGCAGGAAGACCGCGCTCTCGATCAGTGCGCGGCGATCCATCAGCTCACCGCTCAGGCAGGCGGACACGGCTTCGCAGCCGAACACGGCGAGGCCGAGCCAGATCACGGCAGAGGCCAGGATCATCATGAGCGGGGCCATGTCAGACAACGTGACCACTCGGAGCTGCGGCGGCGCGGCCGTTGCCGGCACGCGCCGCCGCATTCACCATGGGAAGCGCGACCAACCCCATGGAGAATCGAATGTCCAAACCTCCGCCAGACTTCCACCGCGAAATTGCCAAGCTGCGGGTCGAGGTCATGATGATGCAGGAAGCTATGGGCTTGATGCTGGGCTTAGCAGATGGAGAGGCCCTGAAGCTCGTTGTGGAGCGCCTGGGATCCATTGCAAAACTGACAGCAACAGACGAGAGCCAGGAGGTAACGGTGGCTGCCGCCAAACAGGTGCTCCAGGGCATCAAGACTGGCCTAGACTACGGCGCAAAGAACGCATCACCGCTGCCGCGCTAGCGATCAACGAACCAGCCTCAAGAACCGTCGCCACGTGGACTTCGCTGACGTGGCGATCAAATTCATGCTGTGCGGCAGCAACGTGGAGGCTGGTCAGCCTTTCAAGAAGCCGCTCGACCCTATCAGCGTCTTGGACAAATCGAGAGGGCTGTTGCGCTGAGGGGTCGGCGGGAGGAGCGTTGTCGGCCCCTCCCGCGTCATCCATCATGGGAGCTTCCACACAGCCCATGAGGGAATCTGATGTCTTGGGGCCAAGCGAACCCGAATGTTCAGCTGCTGTCGCTTCAGCAGGTGAGCTACGAAGCTCATCCGGTGACCGGGAAGGTTCAACAGTACGACCCACCGCTGTTCCGGGTGCACCTTCGTCTTCAACAAAGGTCCCAACTGACGCACGGTACAGAGCAGGATGCAGGCAAGATCGACGTCCAGCTTCAATGCCAGCTGCCAGGCCTGCAAGGTATGCCGCCGTGGGAGGTTGTTGATGTCCTCCTGCGCGAACTATCGATGCGGCACCGATAGCTTCCAACAAGAAGTGGAGCTGTGCATCGCTGATGCGATGCGGCCGGTCCCTATGTTTATTGGTCAGCAAACGGTGGCCGCTTGCGTCGGTCAGGAACAGTCCGATGCCAAGCAGCGGCGTAGTGCTCAAGGGAAACTGGGGCATCACGCCGCGGCCGCCGACGCTGCTGGTGGCTCGAACACGTCAGGCCGGATCTCGTGGTATCGTAGCCCCGTAGCCTTCGCGACCTGCGGCACTCGCGCCGCAGGCACGCCGTCGTGGCGCCAGTTGCTGATCGCACTGGGACCTACGCCGACAATGGCGGCAAGGGCACTTGCCCCGCCCACCTGTCGGCAGGCGCGGTCCACGATGTTGTCATGGGGCCCGGCCCCTCTGGTTCGAATCGCCATGGCCGACAGAATTACAGCGACGCTGAAATCAGCGCAACTGAAATTCCTTCCCCTGTGATGCTGACGGGCGAACAGGGGGCGCTGGCCTTAGCCTCGGGCGTTATGGAAAGAGCATCGAGCGATCCGCGGGAAGTCGAGTTTTACGAGGGACTCGCGTACCGTCTGAAGCTGGCGGTCGAAGCGATCGACCGACCAAAGGGTGAGATCGCGGACTCCATAGGTGTCAGCCAGTCGCGCTTTTCGAACTGGATCACCAATCAAAACCGGCCTGACTGGTTTGGTATCGCCAAGTTCTGTAAGCGCTACGGCGTGAGCGCTGACTGGATCCTTCTGGGGGATCTGAGTGGACTGCGGGCCAACCTGGCGGACAGTTTGGCTCTGGCTTTGGAGGAAAAACCGGCGCACCCGGCGGGGGCTCGGCGCCGTCTTCCCGGAAGTTCCTCATAACCTTGCTCCTTCGCAATCCATACGACGCGAACAAAAGTGGAACATCAAGAGTAGATTTTCGTTTCGAGATTGGGTATCCGCGCATGTCTACGCGCAGGTTCCGGATTCGACGTCAGCGCGGCTGAAGCTATAATTTCAGCAGAGCTGATTTTTCTGATTGCATCAGTTCAGCGTGGCTGAAATATTGACCGTGCCCCATCGGCACGGAGATATCGATGCAGCACCTTCCTTCGGCGGCCACCCACGCGCACCCTCGTGCCGCGAAGCCGCCCTCGACCCCGCCCCAGACTGCAGCACTTCCCCTGCTGCACACCTTCACCGGCGCGGTGATCGACCTTTGCCGTAACGAGAACCGCGACCTGTCCAGTCGCCAGCTCGGCGTGCTGCTGACCGTCGCCACCAAGCCCGGCCCGCATACGGTGCGCGGCATGGCCGCAGCGCTGGGGGTCAACAAGCCCTCGATCACGCGCGCCCTCGATGTCCTAGGCGAGCTGAACCTGGTGAAGCGGCAGATCGATCCGGCGGATCGCCGCAGCGTTCTGGCCATCCTCCAGCCCGCCGGCTCCCGCGCGGTGCGCGAGCTGGGCGACAGCCTGCGCGGCCATGCCGCCGTGAGCGGCGAGGCCTGAGCGATGGCCTGGTCCCTCATCCCACAGGGCCGCCCGGTGCCCGCCCCCGCGCCCGTGCGCTTGCAGATCATGCGCACCGGCAACACCAGCAAGCGGCTGCTCGGCGTGCTGCTGTCGCCGGAGGTTATGGTCGCTGCGGACCTGAAGCCTGGCGATTTCACCACGCTGCACTTTGGCGTAGGCGCGGATCGCGGCTGGCTGAGGCTCGATCTCGCGGCCGAGGCGTCGGACAGTCGCGTCCTGTCGCGCCTACCCGGATCTCCCAGCGCCACGGCGAAGTTCACCCTGCTCGAGCCCACCCTCGATGCCACAGTGAGCCACCAGGCGCTGGCCTGGGAAGCCAGGCCGGGCACCGTCTTCATCGCCGCGCCGTTGGAGCTCGAGGGCCTCTTCATCCGGCCACGTGATGCGACACTGACGGCATCCGGCCTGGTGCCACTGCACCACGCCGACAACGCGGAACGGAAGGAGCAGCCGGTCGCGCCAGCAGCTGCACCGGAACCCATGGTGGTTCCGGAGCCGGCCCCGGAACCGGTCGAGAATCCAACGCCGCTGGTCACGCCTGAGCAGGACTTAGCACCGGTGGTGCCTGAGCTGGGCGCCGTCGTGATGGAGCCTCCGCCGTTGCCGCCGGCGATTGCAGAGCGCAAGGCGGCCATGAAGGAGAACCCGGACCAGCTGAAGCCCGAGGCCATGCAGCTGTTCGCTGCCGGCAAGCGTGGTCGCGCCGTTGCCGACGAGCTGGGCGTGTCGTTCTCCCTGGTTACGCGCTGGCAGGAGGAGTTTGACCTGGCCCGCAAGGTGCCTGCGAAGCGGAGGGCCGCGTGATGGGCAGCCTTCGCCACCCGCGCCGTTCCTTCCTCCGGTTCCTGGCGCATCGCCGAGCCGGCCGACTGGCACATGAAGCTGTCCTGGTACTGCGCGAGCGCAACCAGGCGCCGCTTTGTTCGCTGGAGCGCATGGCGCTGACCGCCCGCGCAATGGAGCTGAACTGCCTGTCCTGCGCCGCTGCGGCCGAGGCGGCTGGCGACGACGAGATGGTGATCGAGCATCGCGTGGAAGCTGGCTTCTTCGGCCAGCGCGCCCGCCTGCACGCCGCTCTGGGTACGCCGGTATGACGGGCCTTGAGACCATCACCAGCGCCGAGGCGGTGGCGCTGCGTGACGCGCGGCACGCCATGCGCGCACTCGATGCCGTGCTGGACCAGCCGGGCAGCAGCATCACGCTGCTGGAAGAACTGGACCAGCAGCGCGATGCCCTGACTTGGTTGCTGGGCTCCGAGCGCTGCGCTCCCGGCGAGGTCCTGCTGCGGTCCGCGCTTGGCATTTCGGGTCACGGCGCCCGCATGTCGCCCCCGGACAGCCTGCAGATGCCTCGCGTGGCGCAGCTGCTGGCCCGCATGCCCTGGGCGGTGAGCGGCCTAGTCCGGCTGGCAGCCATCAACCCCGGCTGGCACGAGGCGGTCGAGCCGCTGTGCAAGGCCGCGCGCCTCGAGGTGCCCTGTGTCTGACGCCGCCACCGCCGCGCGCGACGTCGACATGTTCGGCCGCGAGATCTCCACCACCGAAGCGGAACCCCCTTGCCTCCCCGTGGCCCGAGCGCGCCCACGCGTGACAACGACGCGCGAGCTGGCGCTACGGCTGCTTGCCGGCCAGGCACTGACACGCCGCGCTGGTGGCGACTGGCTGGTGGGTGACGAACTGACGCCGGTCGATGCCAGTGTGTTCGCCGAGCTGCGCACGGGGTTCCGGCTGGTGGCTGGCGCCGACGCGCTGCCCGGCTTCGAGGCATCCTTCGCGCAGACCATGATGCTGGAGCCGCTGTACGACGACGCCGGCGCGCGCCGCATGCTGTTCGGTGCCGTACAGGATGCTGGTGGCCCTACAGCCTTCGCCTCGAAGCGGCGCCTGTCGAAGGGACAGGTAGGCGACGCGCTGGCGAAGCGACGCGACACCCTGGCGCCAAACATCGTGGCAGCGCTCGGCCTAGTAGAGCGGACCGTCTACGTGCCGCTGCGGCTGGGGAAGAAGTCATGACCGATCCCTCAGCCGTTTGGATCTTGGTCTGCAAGCGCACGGCACGTCGCGTGATTCGACGGAAGGTGGCCGGCGCAGCGGGTGTCGTCGGCACCGGCGTAGTGGTGCCGCGTCCCGGGCCGCCCGCCATCCGTCAAGGCGGCCCCGTATGCGAGTGGAAGCTGGTCAGCACCGCCAATGCGCCCCTCTACGGCGGCGCCCTGCCCCCTGGCTTCGACGGCCTGCCATCCTATGCCGGTACGCTGCCGTACGGCGGCGGCGCCTTCGCGGCTGGCGGTCTGGGCGTTGCCTACGGCGCCCCGGCCTACGCGGGGTCAGCCTTCGGCAGCGAAGGCCTGCTGCAGACAGCCAGCGTGTTCGGCGGCTTCGGCGGCCCGCTCGAGGGCCGCGACTTCGCTGCGCTCACCGGAGTCCCCGGTGTGTCGGTCCTGCCGTCCACGGAACTCGCGGTCGTGGTGTCGGGCAGCTCAGCTGCACCTGGCACGGCGGTGGCTGTGGTCGAGCCCTCGTCATTCCTCATTCTCGGCAGCGCTCTTGTGCTGCTGGCTCTTATTCGGAGACGCCGCCATGGCAATTTTCGCTAACGGCCTTGCCGGCCTGGTTCTCTTCCTGCGCCGCCGTCCGAAGATGCTTTTCGCGGCGCCCAAGGCGGCACCTGGCGCTCCCGCCGTGTACGCCGTGTTCGACCGCAATACCGTGGTGGCTCTGCACAGCACAGAGCGCGAGGCCATGGTCCATGCTGGTGCTGGCAATGAGCGTACCGGCACGGACAGGTGGGACACCTTGGCCGTGGAATTGCGGAAGTGACGAACCGCGACCGCATCACTCGCGCATGCGTTGCGGGCGGCGCGACAGTTCCGCAGGGTGAGCGGATCGCCAGCGCCATGCTGGCTGAACTGGACGCGGCCGGCTTGGTCATCCTGCCGGCCGTCGCAAACGTCCGGATGCGGCATGAGGCCTGCAAGGGGGGCACCGGTATCACCACCGGCGCCTTCGCTCTGATGTGGGAGAAGGCGGTGGCCTACGGGCGCACGCTGAACGGCCCTGCAACCGCCCTAGGCATTACTGGAGGCGAAAGCCCGAACCGTGGCGACCGAGAGGCAGGCGATGGCTGATCGATGCCTGGCCCCGGCGGCCCCGATCGAGCCGCGCTACCTCAGCCGGCGCGAGGCGGCTGCCTACCTCGGCGTGTCGCCGACTACCTTCGACGAAGAGGTATCGGCTGGCCTGTGGCCGCCACCGCGCCGGCGCGGCGCCAAGGGCACCAGTATCACCTGGGATCGCCGGCTGCTGGACGCCTTCGCCGACCGCGATTCCTATGGACAGGTTCCACTCGCCCAAGCTCCAGCGGTGCCGCAGGTTACGGCCCTGCCGGAACAGGTCATCCTCGGAACTGCCGAGGCGGCCGCCATGAGAGGTCTTCAGAATGCCGCGCCCCGCCACCGCCCTAAACACCGTCAGCAGAAAGCGGCCTGACGGCGGGCGGGAGTTCACTTGGTACCACCGAGCCACTGGCGCGCTGATCGGCCGCAGCCGCGATGGCTGGACGAAGGAAGCAGCGCAGGCCCGAGCTCAGGAGTTGGAGGGGGCGAAAGGCAAGCCAGCCCCGCCGTCCGGCAGCTTCGGCGAGATCTGCGCGCTCTACCTCAGCAGCTCACAGTTCCTGGCGCGCGCGCCGCGCACGAAGGCGGAATACAGCTCGCATATCGAGATCATGCGCGGCATGTGGGAAACGGTGCCGGTGCACGGGATCACCCGCAAGGTGGTCCGCGCTCTGCATGCCAGCTACGCCGACCGGCCGTGGCGCGGAAACGCGATCCTGCGCACCCTGCGGCTGGTGATGAACTTCGCCATCCATGAGCTGGAACTGGCTGGCCTATCGAAGAACCCGGCCGAGCGCCTGTCGCTGTACGAGACGCGGCCGCGTGATCAGATCTGGCGGCAGTGGCAAATCGACGCATTTCTGGATGCTGCCGCTGACCAGCCCCAGCTGCGCCGGGCGTGCGCGCTGTTGCTCTACACAGTTCAGCGGCCGAGCGACATGCTGCAGCTCGCCACCCCGATGGTCTACCAGCAGGACGGCCGGACTTGGATCCGACTGCGCCAGGGCAAAACGTCGGCCATGGTCGACGTGCCCTGCCACAGCGGCCTCGAGCGGGAGCTGATCCGGACCAGCGCGGTGAACAGCGCCGAAGGCATCAAGGCGCGCAAACGACGCGCCAGCCCGCTGCTGGTCGCCAGCCCGACCGGCCTTACCTGGCGCTACCGCAACTTCGCGCGAGCGTGGGACAGGGTGCGCCATCGCGCGAACTGGCGGATTGCACGGCTGGCGATGGCGGAGATGGGCGGCCTGCCGCCGCGCACGCAGAAGGTCGCGCGGGCGGAGGCGAAGGAGACGATCCGGAGCCGCATGCTGGACAACCTGCAGCGCCGGGACCTTCGCCGGACAGGCATGGTGCAACTGGCGGTGGCGGGCGCCACCACCCCGCAGATCGCCGCGCTGAGCGGTCACAGCATCGACCGTGCACAGAAGATCCTCGACACCTATCTGCCGAGGCGCGGCGATGTGGCGTTGGGCGGCGTGGAAAAGTGGGAAGCCGGCGGTGCCGGGAACATCGTGCCGCTGGTGAAGCGGGTCAGGCCGTAATGACCTGTTGCAGCGGCCTGTTGCAAACCCCTCGGGGATTGCAACAGGCAGGCCGCTAAGTGACTGGTAACTGGCGCGCCCGAAGAGATTCGAACTCCTGACCCCCAGATTCGTAGTCTGGTGCTCTATCCAGCTGAGCTACGGGCGCCGGCCAGTGGCGGGGGAATACCCATCCCCGGCGCCGAA